TTGTACAATCGCTGCACACTCTGTACCATCTAAATTATTAATATCAGCAAATTCTTCAAGAGAAATAAATGTTTTTAAATCATCTTTTAAACATTCCTTAAATGTACTCACTATTTTCTACTCTTTCTTCCACGGGTTGTTGTTTTCTTTACTGTAGCTGATGCATCTACTTCAGGTAATTCAACCACTTCTCCTGTATCATCTTCAATTTCTTCAGATTCTGCAGATACAACAGGAGGCAACGTTTCCGCTGCCTCCTCTACAAAATCACTAATTTCAAAATTTTTTTGTTTTTTTAATTCATTAATAATATCTAAATCATCAATATCAACGACTGCACCGGCTTTATACATAATTCCATTATGTGATAGATATCCTTTTTTTACTAATACATTCATTACAAAACCTCCTATTTGGCTTTAATATAAGCCCAATCATCAGCCGTTTCTGGTGTTAATAAAAAGCGACTATATAAAGTTAATGCTAGCTGTTGACTTTCTTTGCTGCCAACATAATATGGTACCATTTCACTAACAAACGTATCATATCCATTTACAGAGTCATTAATTAATGTAACTGCACCATGTTTTTGATGCCCACGTCCACTGATACCAATAATAACATCATCATCACCAATAAAAGATTGAACCTTTCCAGAATCATCTTGATAGGTTTCTGTATAAGAGTAAACTTCTAATCCTAATCCTAAAATATTGCCAATCCATCGTACTTGTGGCGAAATATAATGTGGTTGGAATGTAGCTAATTGCAAGTTTTGTAAACTTGGAATGGCTAAAAATCGTCCTAATTAATCATTAGATAATAAGTATTGTTCAATATTTTTACCTACAATACATACATCTGGAATAGCCCCTGCATTTTCTTGAATCATTTCTGATGCATTTTTAAGGTCACTATAAATAGAAGCACCTGCTTGGTCCCAGTTCTTAGCTAATGTAACTTTTTGTTCCCAGTCAAAAGTTACTGTATCAACTAATATTTGTTTCCCATCATCAGCATATCCTTCAATTTTGCATTGACCTGTAGTCAAGATATCCGCTGCCATTTTATTTTTTCGATTAAAGATAGCACTTTGCAAGTCTACTAAATCATCAGCCTGCATTTTACTTGCCCGTTCTGCCGGTGATACAGTCGAATAAACATTTTCGCCAAAGCCACGTTCTAATAAAGTATCTGGATCAATAACACGACGAGGCCCTACCATAGGTGGTTTATAAATGTCTAATTTCGCCGCATCACGGGCCATATTAACGCCCGTAGTACCATTAACAATAAATGGTGCTAATTTGCGTCCCCGTTTACGATATTCTACCGCAATTTTTGTTGTTGGTGATACTGTAGGTACATTCGGGAAAAACGTATCTACAAGAAATGTAGCAGGCTTTTTAATCCGTTCCATAGCCTGCATAAGAGAGTAAGTATCTTTAATATCAATCGCCATAAGTCTATCCTCCTTAAATAATGCTAGTTACATAAATATTAGAATCACGTAATTCTAACTCATGAGCAGTTACTGTATCTCCTTCAGCAACAATTAATCCTTCACGGTTAAAACGACCAGAAGTATATACTGTGGCAACTGTTACTGTATCATCTACATCATACGCTAATACAGCATTAGCTACACCACCCGTTGCAGTTGCCTGAGCGGCTCCATCCTTATCAACAGTCATTAATTGACCTCGTTTAAGGGCTGTTCCAGCTGTTACAGTAACATTTTGATTTAATACTGTTACTTCTGGTCCTGCCATTAATAAATCCGGCTGGATTGATACCATAGTTTCACGAATAGCCATTATTTACGACCTCCTTTTTGATTTGCATAATTTACAACATTATCAATTTCACGCTGCTTTTTATCCGCTTCAGCAGTAGATTTGTTTCCAGTCATTGGCTTAATCCCTTTAGCACCAGAATTAAGTTGGTCTTTAATCATCTTTGTAATTTCATCTAAGGCTGCCTTATTTGGCGTGTTAACTACAACTGTCTGTTCATTGTTAGCTTTAGCAACAGAATCAATAAACGGTTTCACCATATCAACGGTAAATCCATTTAATTTTGCAGTTTCAACAATTGCATTCACTGCTTTATTCCCTGTTTTTAATTTATCCAATTCCAACATACGTTCACGTTCTACAGTTGCTTCATTCACAGTATCTTCGACATTAGATACATTTTGAGTATCTCCATCATCTACCGAAATACCAAGCAATGCTGCAATTTTATTAATTAAAGTTTGTTCATTCACTGTACTATTCCTTTCCTTATTAACAATAGTTTCTAGCTTTAATTTATTTTTAGTACTAAATTTACACGATACATTATTAACTACAACCATTCCTTTATTAATAGTCGGTGACTCAATAGTCATTCCATCAATCACATCAATAAACCCATAGCTTTTAGCTTCTTCAGCTGTTAACCAGGTTTCGCTGGTCATTAGTTTTGCAATATCGTCCTTAGTTAAGCTAGTAGTACGTTTTAAATATACATTACAAATAGTATCTTTTACCTTTGCTAAATATTCTGACATATTTTTTAATTCAGCCGCATCAAATACATTATCCAAATACACCATTGGGTCATGTATCATAAATAATGCATTATTAGGCATAATTACAGTATTGCCAGCACTAGCAATAATAGTAGCTGCGCTTGCACATAATCCCTCAATTTTAACAGTCACATTACCAGGATAATTAACTAAAGAGTTATAAATTGCATGCGCTGCAAATACATCGCCTCCACCACTATTAATACGTACAATTAAATCATTATTTGCACATCGTGCTAAATCCTGATTAAATTGCTGTGGTGTAATTTCATCGCCCCACCACGATCGTTCAGAAATATCACCATATAGCAATAATTCGGAGTTTGTATTGTCTAATACATTAAATGTCCAAAATTTCTTTCTTCCCATTTTATTCACCCCCTTTCTCATCATCTAAATCATCATCTTTGCTGACCGGTGGTATAATCTCCGTTTTTCCGGCAAGCACTGATGCATTACCAACTTCTAATCCATGCTTATTAATTAATTGTTGTTCATAAACTAATTGTTCAATATTTTCTTCTAAATCCGTTCCTGTCATTTCTGCCGCTTCTCGTTCTCGTGTACTTAATCCATATTCAACACGTAAAGCACTACCATTAACATCTTTAATTGGATCTAAAATTGACATTGTTGGTCCAAACCAATCAGCATTAAGCCAAGCCTTCCTAATCAAAGGATCTTCAAAAAAACCTGGAGCCTCAATTCGTCCCAAGGCAATAGCTTCCATTAACCATATTTCATATACAGGCTGACAAAAATCACGAGCAAACCAGGTACGTCGTAATTTAAATTCTTCCCAGGCCTGTAATAAAGCTGCACGACTTGCACTGTATGAGCTAGTAAAATTTTTCATCATTACTTCGTACGGTATATTTAGGGCCGCGCCCATTTGTTTTACAATTTGTGTTACAAATGGATCAAATGTCGATTGACTATTAGAACTGTCAATCGACTTAACATCAACGCCTTTAGGTAGAGCATTCAATGTTCCAGGACCTAAATTATATTCATTGACATCAACTACGGGTTCACGTTCATCTTCTACTCCACTATCCTCTAATATGTCATTGTATGATGGTGTATTTGATGCGCTTTCAGTAAAAAACAATGCAAAAAATGACTTTATAATTGCTGATGTTAATTCAGCCGTAGTAAATCGACTGACATTCTTCAGTGATTCAATGACTGGCGCTAAATATGGTACTCCTCTATATTGTTCCGGTCTTGTATCATGACAAATCTGTAAAACATTACGCATACTGCTATTTTCTCCGTATGCTTTAACTCTTTGCCACTCTGTTACTTTATCCGTGCCCAATGTATCATAAGGCACCTTATTAGATATCCAATATGCAATAACAGCGCCATCTGTATCAATTTCTACACCATTTATAATTCTGTTTCCAGTTGTAAAATCGACCATTTCTACGGCACTTGGTGCAGTATAAGTATATTGGCTTGTATATCTTGGATTGCTTACACGATTTCCCTCTATAATTTGTAATCGCAAACTATATGGCATATCATTGGTTGGTAATTTACGTCTAAACACAGCAAAAATATCACCGTCTGTCATATATCCGGTATAAACAATACTCTGTAAATCATAAAAATTATTACGACGATATAAATCACAATCAGTTGAATTAGCCCATAAGTCAAATTCTTGTTCAACTTGTCTAGTCCATTTCCGTGCTTCTTCAGCCGTAATTCCTAACGTTTTAAATTTTGGACGTGGAAACAACTTTAATCCAGCCCCTACAGTATGCGTCATGCTAGTGTTAATTGCCGCAGCGCCTATTGGTGTATTAATTGCTTGATCAGCAGCTCTATCTCGCAAGATTTCTAAATTAGTACCAATATCAGTTTTAGCTGATAATCGTTTAGGTAACCAGGCTTTCAACGATTTATTTGTTAACGATGCGCCACCATCACTGTATCCACTATTACGTGCTGTTGGCATTCGTTGCCTTGATATAGTTCTCTTTTTACGTCCCATAACAACTCCTAATCTCTAAAAACAACCCGGCGAGATCGCCTTACTTTATTAATAGCTTCATACTCATCATCAATAGGTACTGCTCCTGCTGCTAGTAATTCTTCAATTGCCTTCCTTACTTCCGCCAAATTAGCCCTCGTCAACGAGCGATTACCAATTGTATATGCTTGCCCACCTAAAATTGCTCTTTCTGCAGCTAAATATTGAGTAAGCCTTTCATTATTAATATTTCTTTTTACAAACAATTGCATCACCTCACCTATAAAATACTTTTACTTACTGATTTTCTTTGTTCAGTACGTTTCTTTTTATTAGCCTTTTTACGCTTCAGTGGCATTTCTAAATTGTAATCTGCGCCATTTATGATTTCTTCTAATGCATTCCAATCAGGCTTAATTGATTGCATACATGCCGTATTATAAACACGTAAATCTAGTGGTTCATTTCGTATTCCTCTAGTCGGTTCCCATGCATAATAAATTACTCCATTGCGTTTTTTCTGTACTTTATGCTCTGAAATAATCCCTTTGAAATACAAATCATCATAACCACGGTTTGAAAAATCATCTTCATCTAATGGATAATGGTAGTATTTTCTACCAACATGCTCTATTGCTAGACAATCCATTACTTTTTGCTTACCATCATCTACCCCAAGAATAATTAACGGACAATTACTATTTGGCATTTTACTGATTTTATAAATTAATGGTATACCTGGTTTACCAGCATACCCTTTAATAGCAAAACGCTGCTTACTAAAATTTCTTTTACAATATTCACAAACATCACCATAATAATGGCCCCCTGAATCTATAAAAGTTCTGGCTACTTTTAATCCCTTATTATCTTTGAAATAGTATATTCTATCTAACTGTGTATCTAATTCTTCCCAGGTTTTCTCATCATTCGGCTTACCTAAAATAATACCTTTGTAAATCCCCCAAGACTCTTCACCATGCCCCCAACCAACAATTTCATATTCTAATCGATTGTCTTGGACGTCTACCGCTGCAGTTAATAGCAATACACCTTCGGGTAATTCCGCACCATATGCTTCACGTCGTTTTAAAAATGGTTGCTCATCATCAAATGCACCTGCTTGCGCATAGCTTTCCCCAAAACGTGTGTTCATCACAACTTTTTCTCGCTCTGGATCACCTACCGCTTCTAGCCATTCTCTCATTATGTCAGACCAGCTAATCCAAGGAGAGGTAAAACCATTAACAAAAAAGCTGCGTATCCCATTTTGGACAGCAGCTGGATTATGTGCGATATATTTTTGTTGTGCTTTACGCATTTCTTGTTCTGAAAAAGCAACTCCACAATCAGGGCAGCGCCATTCTATTTTTTTTACTATGATTGTTCGCTTACCTCTGATAGTATGCTCATCAAATTCACAATGCATATTTTGATATCGTAGCAAATGATACTCATGACAATTTGGACATTCATGTTGCCATTCTTCTTGTGTTCCTACACTATATTCAAGGTCAATGCGACTGGCATCTTCTATTGTAGGCGTGCTAAACAACCCCATTACATGGTTCCAATATGTAGTCATACGTTTAGTAGCCAAATCAACAGGATCCCCTTCCGTTCCTGCACTATCTGGGAAACGGTCTACTTCGTCCGCTAGTAAAATACGTATAGGTCTTGATGCTAACCCTGCAGGACTATTAGCGCCACACATAACAAGTCGCCCACCAGGAAATATTTTGGATAATATCGTATTATTACCATCTCGTGTTTTTGCACCACCATTTGAATCATAAAATAAATCATTAAGCACTTTAGTGTAACGAATCATTGGAGAAATACGAGACTTTGAATAATCTTCAGCCATATCTACCGTTGGCTGAATCATCATAATTGTAGCTGGATCTAAATGTGCATAACGCCCAATAACATTGTTCATGATGTCTGACTTGCCAATTTGTGATGCTGATTTAACGACAACTCTATGAATACCTGGTTGTGTAAATGCATCCATAATTTCTTTTTGATACGGGGCCCGACTAGTTTTCCAACGACCTGGTTCTGCAGATATCCCTTTAGATAACATTCTAAAATTATCTGCCCAAGTACTAACACTAGTTTTTGGTAATGGTTTAAGTCCAACCTGTGATACGTACCGCCATAATGTATTAGGTGATTTCATCAACAGCCTCCACATATTCATCATCCATGAACATTTTCGGCTGATATTCACTTAATTCTAATAGTTTATCTTCTATTTCTTTGGTCAGTACATCATAGATTTCTTCTTTAG